TCTATTAAATATGCTAAAATTGATTGGCGTAAAACTTGGAAAGATTTATCGTATGGATTTACTAGCCGAAATGATGATGATAATGTATTCAGTAAAAATTTCGAGACATTCATTTCTTTTGGTGTGAACAAAAAGAAATCTTATAAGTGGATACATCCAATAGATGTAGAAGTTTCGTTTGATGGTTATCTACCACCGGATGAAAATAGTAATGTTAATTCAAGTAATTTTGAATATGAAAATAAATTTAAAATAAGCTGGAAACTTACAGATAAGATTACCTTGTATAATTTAGGTGAGATATCCAAACTTCAAGGTAAAGAATTTTATAAAGGCAAGATAGGTTTAGAATATATTTTTTAATATTTATTACAGTAAGGAAATATTTTTATGAATTACATCATTAGAAATTCAGAGTTACAGACACACACTTCAATCACAACTGATTGGAGTAGTTCCACATCTTATCAATTAAAGTTTACTTTTATTTACAAAAAATAAAATATTTTACTTGACTTTAAGTAAATTTATTTGTAATATACTAATTATGAAGGAAAATAAAATGAATAGAAGTTCGATTTGGTCAAACGAGAGAGCAGAGATAGCAACTTGGTTATCTGGCTATTTGGCTATGATAAAAAAATGGGTTGATAAGATTCTTGACAATGAACATCATGAAGTTGATAAAAATAAGATTATTAAATTAATTGATGAGTGGATAGCTTGGTTAGAGGAAACTAAATTAAAAATCATGATGATGAAAGATACGGATCCTGAAATAAAAAAAGAAAAGGAATAGTAAATGAAAAGGTTATTGGTTTTTGTATTTTTGTTTTTAATTGGATGTGAAGATACAAGAGAGCCAGGTTGTGGGGGGTGTGGATTGGAAATCTATTCTTCCTTAGACACGGCATCAACTGGTAATTATCTTTTAGAATATAATGAAGATTTGGCTCAAACCTACATCATGCTACATGCCACTACAGAATGTGGTTGGTCACAACATCTACAATGGGACACGGATTATCAATATTTAATAAATACCGATTGGGTTAGTTTAGTCAACCCAGCAAGCATGACAGACGAAGATGGTGATGCTAACGTGATGTTTGCCACTTGGGAAGAATTCATAGGACATACTATAACTGTATATTGTGGGTATACAGACGATTGTGGAGTACATCATCTGGATTCACTTAAAATAACAATAATTAATGGGAGATAATAATGAAATATGTGCTAGTTGATACGGAAGATAATATTATAGATAGGGTAGATTTGGGTAGTGATGTCGGGGTGAGTGGAGCGAAAACTTATTTTATAAGAAGGAAACAAATAGAAGAAAAAGAATTTGATAAGTTATGGAAAGTAATGAGTGAGAAAGTATACGACCAGACCCTGAGAAATTCAATACGTTTAAATGGATCATATCACCAACATGAGTGGTGGAAAGATGATGGTTATTTAGACATAGACAAAGAATAATATCTGTTATTTTGTCATATTATAATTAATGGTATAATTATTGTACTATTATATGTAGAGTATCGCCACCAAGTGGGATACCGTTAGTTCAAATGAATAACAAACAATACAGGAGAAAACAATGACTAGAATATTAGTAAACCCACAACATTTCAACCGAGATGAATTTTTAACACCCTTTGACCGAATATTTGACGAATTGATGAGTAAGCAATTCCCCAATTTTCAAGAAGAGGTTGGTGTATCTTTCAATAAGGGTTCTTACCCAAAGGTGAATGTATACGAATACGATGATAAACTGGGTATCGTAGCTGAAATACCAGGACTGGATAAGAAGAATGTATCGGTAGAAGTTGAAGAGGACGTGTTAACTATATCAGGGGATAAACATGGTTTTGAAGATGATGGTGCTAAATGTATAACCAGAGAATTAAAACATTCTTCATTTAAGAGGTCCTTTAATTTGGGAGAACATTTAGATGGAGATGGTGTTAGTGCTAGTTTTAAAGATGGCATGCTGTCAATATCAATACCCAAAAAGGAACCAGTTGTTCCTAAAAAACATTCGGTTAAGATTGGATAATATTGAATGAATAACAAACTCATCAATATAAATGATGACGGTTATATTGTTCTTGGGAAAGTATCGGTTAATACCAGATTTACAACTGAAGAGTTGAAAAGTCAATGGGTATTAGCGGATACTATCCTAAGAAATAATGATGAGTTTTATATTTGTATGAAAATAATAGATGTAGAATTTTATGACATTTAATGCTTGACTTATATAGTTATTATAAAGTATATTAGTGTCATGAAGAAAAAACAAAAACAACCAGAATACAATGAAAAAGGAGTTCGTTATATGATGTGTCAATGTGGAGAATACATTTCAGTTGGTGATGATGCCATTGGAGTGAAATGTTCAACTGAAGTCAATAGGAATGTGATGGCTATGTTTCCTGAATTACATGAAGATAAACCAACAAGAAAATCAACAGGTCGTCCAGCTGGATGGCACTTTATGAATGAGTTCGTAGATAAGGATGGTAATGTGTTTCATAAAGGTAAGGAACAACCAAAGTTGTTTGGTACTTTACCAATCACTAAGGTTCAACCTAAAAAGAAAACTAAACGAAGAACAAAGGAGCAGATACTTATTGCTAGACATAAGAAGAAAAAGCTGGCTTTGAAGAAGGCAAAGTTGAGTAAGAATTGAAAAACAAACCATTGAATAGGAATTACTTTAAATACAAAGATAAACCTAAAAAGAAAGATGAAAAAGAATTGACATCTTGTTGCGGACAATCAGCTGATCACAAAGTTTTGAATGTCAATGACAAAGAAGATTGGAAATTGATAGAAGATCGTATAGAAGAACACCTACGGGTGTATTCTGGCGTAAGTGCAGTAACACCGGTATCTTGTGAAAATTGTGGTAGGTTATTACGATATTCCAGTAAGTTGAAACAAGATAAAAAACATTGGAGATAAGTAATGGCAAAAAAACCTGCGTCGTTTGAATACAACGGCACATTAGTTAGAGTTTTAGATGGAGATACGATCGATTGCTATATTGATCTTGGTTTCGATCTCAAAATAAAGAAGAGAATTCGTTACATGGGTATTGATACTTGGGAAAGTAGAACCCGTGATAAAGAAGAAAAAGTTAAAGGACTTGCAGCTAAAGCTCGTAATAAAGAGTTGTTAGAGGCAGGAACTTTTAAAATTAAAAGTTTCGGAACGGGAAAGTTCGGAAGAGTATTAGGTGAGATTTTTGTATCACCAGATGCAGTAGGACACGAGATATCAGAAAATGTTGATAAGTCAGCTGATGGTTTGGTAAGTATTAATGATATTCTAATTAATGAAGGACACGCTTATGATTATCATGGTGGTAAGAAAAAAGATTTCAAGGCAGAAGCTAAGAAAGAAATAGAAGCTGAAAAGGCAGGTAAGAAAGAAGATAAGGTAGATAAACCCGCCGAAGAAGCTTTTGAAGAAGGAAAATAATAATATGGATTTTATTATAGATTTTATTAAAGGTAGTTGGCCAGTATTTTTCTGTTTATATGTCGTACATCAAATAGAAATATTAGATTGGTTAGCAGAAAAGATAGCAAAAATACTACCGTAAATTAACTAAGAGGTTATAATGGCAAAAGCTAAAGGTGGTTTTGACGATTTAAATAGAGACAAAACTAGAAAAAAAACAAGACAGGGGTTAGGTCGTGCCACAAAGTATAGTACTAGAGTGGGCTCTAAGCGATTTAAGAAAAAATACCGCGGTCAGGGTAAACGGTGAAAAAATCTTGATTGTTTTTAGGTCAATGGTAATACTTATATATGATAGGTCAATGGTAATTGGAGAACATAAATGTATATCATATATAAAACAACAAACAAAATCAATAACAAAATGTATATAGGGCAACATAAAAAAAATAATAGGAACTATCTTGGTAGTGGTAAGATATTAAAACAAGCAATTGTTAAATATGGAAGAGATAGTTTTATAACAGAAGAAATAGATGTCGCCGATAACAAAAAAGATATTGATAAGAAAGAGATTTATTGGATAGCAAAGTTAAAACCTGAATATAATATTGATGTTGGTGGAACAGGTGGAGATTTATTCACTAATAATCCAAATAAAGAACAGATTAGAAAAAACTATAGTATGGCTCATAAAGGTAAAAAGATTACCGAAGAACATAAAGAAAAGATTAGACAATCTGTTAAAAAATATTGGGAAAAGAATAAAGGTAAAGATGTTAGAAAATCTTGGGGACATAAACACACGGAAGAAACCAAGAGAAAAATATCAGAAAAATCATCCATAGCTATGAAAGAGGTGTGGAGAAGGAGAAAAGAAAATAGTGAAAACTAAGGTTTTAGACAAAGGTTTTATTGAGGTTGTAGATTCATTAGGAAATGATTTAACAGTTGTCAATTCAGCCAGAGTATCATTCGGTAAGAGAAAGGAGAAGTTTGATAAGTCAGATGAAAGACTTGTCCGTTATCTTGCTAAATATAAACATTTTAGTCCATTTAGACATCTACAAGTTCAGTTTCATATCAAGGCACCTGAGTTTGTAATGAGACAAGCATATAAGCATGTAGTTGGAATAGAGACAACATCAAGTAGCTCTACCAAAGACCATGCTTGGAATGAGATATCAGGACGTTATGTTCCAGTTGAAGATTATTACATACCTGAAGTATTCAGAGCACAATCAGATGATAACAAACAAGCAAGTGAAGGTGAGGTTGAACTACAAGAAGAATGTTTGAGGACTTGGAATGATTCAATCGACCACGCCAAAATATTTTATGATGGTTTGTTACGAAGGGGAGTTGCTAAAGAACAAGCACGTTGTATCTTACCACTATCTCAATACACCGAAGTATACTGGACGGCATCATTTCAAGCTATAGTAAACTTCATAGAGTTACGAGATGAAACAACATCACAATGGGAAATACAACAATATGCCAAAGTGTTGAAAGAATTAATGTTTGATGTATATCCAAAGACTACTAAAATATGGAGTGAAGTCAATGAGTGGGTATAAGGATTGTATTATAGAAGTACCTGACTTTCCAATAGATGGTATAAACTTTAAAGACATATCGCCGTTACTTGCTCATCGAGAAATATTTAGGTCTGCAATTGCCGACATGGGTAGGTTAGTTAAGAATCCAGATTATTGGATTGGAATAGATGCTCGTGGATTTATATTTGCATCAGCACTTTCAATGATGTATGGTGGTGGGATTGTAATGTGTAGAAAGGCCGGTAAGTTACCAAAACCTACTGCTAATTATTCATATCAAACGGAATATAGTAGTGATGAATTGAGTATGCATTTTGGTAGTGGAACAGCAGTTATAGTAGATGATGTGTTAGCAACTGGTGGAACATTAAAGGCCTCTAATTATTTGGCGAAAATAGCCGGATATGATGTTATAGATAATTTGGTGTTAATAGATTTAAAATATGTTCCAAGAGTAGAAGATTTTAATTTAGAAGTAAAAAGTCTTGTCCAGTATGAATAAAAAAGATGTATTAATTGTCTGTGCTCTTGAAATAGAAACACAAGAACAATTAAATGATTGGGAGCCGTTTTCTGATGATCCTGTATGGAATGTATTATATACAGGAGTCGGTAAAGTTAATGCTA